TGATAAGTTTCCTGTAAGTGTAGCACCATTGGCATTGACATTGCCTGCAACATCTAAATTACCAATAACATTAGCGCCCGAAGTTGTGGCAATTATTCTGCTGGTGCCGTTGGGTGCTAGAACTACATTGCCACTGGCGCCTGTAATTACAAATATAGCACCAGTGTCAACAATATTGCCGGTGAGATTCAAGTTGCCAGCCGAAACATTGCCTGAGTAGGTGGGCAGATAGTTGGCCACATTGGCATTGCTATAACTGGATGTGACAACTCCTGTCAAGAGTGCGCCGTTACCAATAAAGTAGTTGCCACTGACATTGCCCTGCGTGGTAATGTTGCCTGTGCCCACAGACACAGTGACGTTGGCGTTACTAGCCAGATATGCGGCCACATTGGAATTGCCATAGCCTACAGGAACAGGTGTGCCATTGGCATAGTTGATAGCAGTGGTGTTGCCCGGTAATGTCAAATTACCAGTGTTATCCAAGGTCCAGGTATACACACCTGCTGTGATTTCTACGTTGTCACCTGAGCCAATCAAGTTTCCAACTGCTAAATTGCCCTGTGTGGTGATGTTGCCTGTACCGACAGAAATGGTAAGATTTGCGTTGCTGGCTAGATAATTGGCCACATTAGCATTACTATAACTACCGGTGGCAATACCTGTGAGTAATGCTCCGTTGCCAATAAAGTAGTTGCCAGAGACGTTGCCTTGTGTGGTAATGTTGCCTGTGCCCACTGATATGGTAAGATTGGCATTGCTAGCCAAGTAGTTGGCCACATCTGCGTTGCTGTATGATCCACCCAGGCTGACCTGTGCGCCATTGGCGTAGTTTACAGAAAATGTATTACCTGGTAGGGTAAGGTTACCTGCGTTATCAAATTGCCAGGCATAATTTTCTGATTCTAATCTTACATTACTTCCAGAGCCTATAAAGTTACCTGCTGTTAGATTGCCCTGTGTTGTGATATTGCCTGTGCCAACAGACACCGTGACGTTGGCATTGCTGGCTAGATAAGCTGCTACGTTGCTGTTGCCATATGTGGCCAATCCAGTTAGCAGTGCTCCATTGCCCAGTATATAATTGCCGGTGACATTGCCAGTGGCAACAATGTTGCCATCGACGTTCAACACATTGGCTATGTTAGCGCCATGGCTTAGAGACATGACATTGCTGATGCTGTTGTAGAAGAACGTGACGTTGCCGCCTGCTGTTCTATTACCTATCTGCAGACCTGCTCCGTTGAGATCTGACAGGGTGGCCGAAGCATTGGCAGCTACTATAATATCTTTATCTTCTAAGAATATATTAGAAACATTGATCTCGGTTGCCTTCAACACGTAAGTTGCCCAATATCAATACATCTCTAGATACAGTGACATTACTAAACAAGGCATTGCCGTTATATGCCTGTAGATATGCAGCTACATTTGTATTGCCATAGGTGCTGGCAGGAGCAGACCATATCAGATTGGCTACATTTCCAACTGCGCTCCATGATCCAAAGTTTTTAACTGATAATACATCACCTGCATTGGGGGTATCAGATGGCAATGACAGCACATAGCTGTTGGCCATGGCCGTGTTGGCTCTGATGCTGATATTGGCATTATTATCCAGTGCTCCACCAGCTAATGTGATGTTGCCCGACACTTGGTAAATCACGTCCCGTTGTGATCCCAAATACAGTGCTCGAGAGTTAATGTTGCCCTGTGTGGTGATATTGCCTGTGCCCACAGACACAGTAAGATTAGCATTGCTGGCTAGATAATTGGCTACGTTGGCATTTGAGTAACTTGAAGTTACTATGCCAGTCAGCAGTGCGCCATTACCAATAAAGTAGTTGCCAGAGATATTACCTTGTGTGGTGATGTTGCCTGTGCCTACCGAAACAGTGACATTGGCATTACTGGCAAGATAAGTGGCTACATTTGCATTGCCATATCCCACAGGTACTTGTGTGCCATTGGCATAATAGATAGCAGTATTGTTGCCGGGCAGTATAAAGTTACCTGTGTTGTCAAAGGTCCAGGTATAACTGTCAGATGCTAATGTAACATTGTTGCCCGAACCAACGAAGTTATTGGCTGTGACATTACCCGAAGTTACTAGACTATTGGTAGTGTTGACATTGCCTACGAACCAGTTACCAATAACATTACCAGTAGCGATTACGTTGCCCGCAGTAATGTTACCTGTATAAGTGGGCAGATAATTTGCTACATCTGCATTACTGTAAGTTCCACCTAGACTAACTGTGGTGCCGTTGGCGTATGTGACGCCAAATGTATTGCCTGGAAGTACCAAGTTACCAGTGTTGTTAAATGTCCAGATGTAACTGCTGGAAATAATACGAGTATTAACATTAGAACCTATGAAACCATTGGCAGTAACATTACCAGTAGCGGTAATATTTCCTGCGCTGATATTGCCAGTATAGGTAGGCAAGTAGTTGGCTACATTGGCATTGCTGTAACTGGAGGTTACCACGCCTGTCAACAGTGCGCCATTACCTATAAAGTAATTGCCTGTGATGTTGCCCTGTGTGGTGATATTGCCTGTACCAACTGATATTGTTAGATTGGCATTACTGGCTAGATAATTGGCCACAATCGAATTGCTGTATGAACCGCCCAAAGATATTTGTGTGCCATTGGCGTAGTTTACAGCAAATGTATTACCTGGTAAAGTAAGATTACCTGCGTTATCAAATATCCAGGAGTAACTGTCTGATTCTAATGTTACATTACTTCCAGAACCTAAAAAGTTGTTGGCTGTGACATTACCGGATGTAACTAGACTGTTAGTAGTGTTGATATTACCTACAAACCAATTGCCTGAAACATTTCCTGTAGCAGATACATTACCAGAGACATTCAGCACATTGGCGATATTAGCGCCATGACTTAACGACATGACGTTACTGGTGCTGTTATAGAAGAACGTGATGTTGCCACCAGCTGTTCTGTTGCCTATCTGTAGGCCAGCGCCATTGAGATCGGTCATGGTTGCCGAAGCATTGGCTGCTACGATGATATCTTTGTCTTCGACTATGAGATCTGATACGTTGATATAAGTGGTATTACCTTCAACACGAAGATTGCCCAGAACAACAGCATCTTGCGATACTGTGATGTTGCTGAACAGTGCGTTGCCGTTGTAGGCAGCAAGATAAGCAGCGACGTTGCTGTTACCGTAAGTAGCAGGCAGACCTGTCAACAGTGCGCCATTGCCTAAGAGATAGGCACCGGAGATATTGGCAGCAGTAGTTATGTTGGCAGTGGTTAATATAGTGACTGCTGAATTGCTGGCCAAATAAGTTGCGACGTTGGCATTACCATAACCTACTGGAACTTGTGTGCCGTTGGCATAATATATGGCTGTGGAATTGGCCGGCAGTGTTAGATTGCCAGTGCTGTCAAAACGCCAGGTATATGACCCAGCTTTGAGATCTACATTGTCTCCAGAACCAATCAAATTACCAACAGCTAAATTGCCCTGTGTTGTTATATTACCTGTGCCGATAGCCAATGTCACATTGGCGTTGCTGGCTAGATAAGCTGCTACGTTGCTGTTGCCGTATGTGGCTGGCAATCCGGTTAATAATGCACCATTGCCCAGTATGTAAGCACCCTGTACATTGCCAGTGGCTGTGACATTGCCTGCTGCGATGTTGCCTGTGTATGTAGGCAAGTAGTTGGCCACATTGGCGTTGGAGTAACTGGATGTTACAACACCTGTGAGTAATGCGCCATTACCAATAAAGTAATTGCCAGTGATGTTGCCTTGACTTAGGATAGTTAGATTAGCATTACTGCCCAGGTATGCGGCCACGCTGGCATTGCCATAGCCCACGGGAACTGTTGCACCATTGGCATAATTGATAGCCGATGTATTGGCAGGCAGTGTAAGATTGCCAGCATTGTCAAATCTCCAGGTGTAAGCACCGGCTTTGATGTCTACATTATCACCAGTACCAACTAAATTACCTACTGAGATATTACCAGAAAAGATTGTGGAATCAGCATTGGCAGTGATTTCCTGTGCACCAATATAGATAGTGCTGTTGTTGAGATATAAGTCGTTCCAACGATTGCTGTTGCTACCCAAGTCGTAAGTGACATTGGCGCTGGGGATTATATTACCATCGAAGTTGCCTAGGTATGCTTTGACGTTGGTATTGCTGTAAGATCCAGCCAATGCTACCTGTGTGCCGTTGGCATAGTTTACAGCAAATGAGTTGCCCGGAAGGACTAAGTTGCCCGAACCGTTGAAAGTCCAAGTATAGGATCCACCTACGATTTCTACATTGGTGCCTGATCCTACTAAATTACCAGTGTTGACATTACCTGTGGCAGTGATATTACCAGCGACATTCAGCACGTTGGCGATGTTAGCACCGTGGCTTAATGTCATGACATTGCTGGTGCTGTTGTAGAAGAATGTGATGTTGCCACCAGCTGATCTGTTACCTATCTGCAGACCTGCTCCGTTGAGATCGGTCATGGTAGCATTGGCGTTGGCCGCTACTATGATATCCTTGTCTTCTACGATTAGATCTGATACATTGATATATGTGGTGTTACCTTCTACACGAAGATTGCCCAATATCACAGCATCTCGTGACACAGTGATGTTGCTGAACAAGGCATTGCCGTTATAGGTAGGCAAGTAATTGGCTACATCGGCGTTGCTGTAAGTTCCGCCTAGACTTACTGCTGTTCCATTGGCGTAATTAACTGCAAAAGTATTGCTGGGCAGTGTGACATTGCCAGCGTTATCAAATAACCAAGTGTAATTGCCGGCTACCAAACCAACATTGGGATCTGATCCTATAAAGTTGTTGGCTGTAATATTACCCGAAGTTACCAAACTATTGGTAGTGTTGATATTACCCACGAACCAGTTGGCTGTGACATTACCTGTGACTGCGATATTACCTGCTGTGATGTTGCCTGAGTAAGTGGGCAGGTAATTGGCAACATTGGCATTTGAGTAACTGCTGGTTACTACACCTGTCAATAATGCGCCGTTACCTATAAAGTAATTGCCAGAGATATTGCCCTGGGTAGTGATATTACTAACACCAACAGTGATAGTAACATTGGCGTTGCTGGCCAAATAATTGGCTACATCTGCATTACTGTATGATCCACCAAGGCTTACTTGTACACCATTTGCATAGTTGACTGCAAAAGTATTGCTAGGCAATACCAAATTGCCAGCATCATTGAATGCCCATGTATAACTACCGGCTATGAGATTTACATTGGGATCTGATCCAATAAAGTTGTTGGCTGTGACATTGCCTGATGTGACCAAGCTATTGGTAGTGTTTATGTTGCCAACGAACCAGTTGGCAGTGACATTGCCCGTGACCGCAACGTTACCTGCTGTGATGTTGCCTGAGTAAGTGGGCAGGTAATTGGCAACATTGGCGTTGGAGTAACTGGATGTGACTATGCCTGTGAGTAATGCTCCGTTACCAATAAAGTAGTTTCCGGAGACGTTGCCTGAGACATTCAACACATTGGCGATATTGGCGCCATGGCTAAGTGCCATGACGTTGCTGGTGCTGTCATAGAAGAAGGTGATGTTGCCACCGGCTGTTCTGTTACCTATCTGGAGACCAGCTCCATTGAGATCGGTCAAGGTGGCTGAGGCATTGGCAGCCACTATGATATCTTTGTCTTCTATCACAAGATCAGTGACATTGATATAGGTGGTATTACCCTCAACGCGAAGATTGCCTAAAATTACAGCATCTTGTGATACAGTGACATTGCTGAATAGCGCATTACCGTTGTAGGTAGCCAAGTAGTTGGCCACATTGGCATTGGAATAGTTTGTTGTGATACCAGTTAGTAAGGCGCCATTGCCCAAGAAATAGTTGGCGCTGACAGCATTGCCTGCTTGTATATTTCCAGGTGCTGTTAAGTTTCCTGTGTTGTCAAAAATCCACTCGTGATCGTCGGGCCCAGAACTGATCAGCACATTGCCCAGACCATGATTGGTCAACTCGGCTGCTACACTATTGGCATTGCCATCATTGGGTATGGTAACGTAACTTAATGTATTACCACCAATGGTAATGGGTCTGTCTGTGACCACCATGGCCACTGCTGCTGGACTGGTGCTGCGGAAATCTATATTGCTGACCAGTCCTTGATAATTGGGCAGATAGTTGGCTACGTTGGCGTTGCTGTATCCACCAGCAATACCAGTTAAGAAAGCACCGTTACCTAAAAAGTAACTGGCGGAGACGTTGCTAGAAAAGTTGCCACCTGTGCCTGATACATTGGACAAGGCAATGATTTCGTTGGCTTCTACAAATGTATCTACAGTGACATTACCAATGGCATCGATAGATTCTACATAAAGTGTTCCGGCTGATACATCTGAGGCTGAGCCAGTGATGGCATCTACGAATGCAACACCGCTTTGTCCTGCGCCCGATGCTGGCTGTATCTGTGTGGCATTGCCTTGATCACCTGCAGGAGTTATTACATTGCCAACATAGATATCTTTAAAGTAAAGAGTACTGTTTCCAATGTCAACTGCATCATTGATTAGTCCTGCTGTGGGACTCCAGGGTAGTATGCTGTTGGCATAAAAGTTGCCCGATACTACATTGGTCAAAATGTTTCCGCCATAATTGGGCAGATAATTGGCCACATTGGCGTTGCCATAAGTGCTGCTGCCGGAAATGCCAGTTAAGAATGCTCCATTGCCCAGTATGTACTGCCCTTGGACATTGCCCTGAGCAGTGATGTTACCTGTGGCAGTTAGGGTGGTAAAAGCGCCTGTGTTGGGAGTGATATTACCAATAGCGATATCATTGATAGCGCCTGCTGCTTGTATCTGCCAGAAACGACCATTCCAGACCCAGGTTTTATCACCGTAGGTATAGGTATCATTAATGCTGGGTGAGGAAGGAAAATTCAATGCCATGATGACTCTGTCTCTGTTTCTAATATTTATTCATAGCTCTAATATACCTTTTGCCAGGTGTTGGCATCGGTTTTAGTGTAGATATTTTGCACCATGGTCCAAAAACTACTATCAGTTTTGATATAAACTGTGTTGGCTATTGCCCAATTATTTTGCACAGTGGACACTAATGCTCCCTGACTGCTGGAAAATGCCACTGGCGCATTACCTCCCCACTGGCTGCGATTGTTGTTGTAGTCGTTGTCCTCGGCGTCCGAGGGTTTGTAAATGGTGTAAGTACCGTTGTTCACAGTCCAGTCTTTGACCGTAGAAGGACTGGCATTGGGATTTTGTTCAAGATAAAAGGATACTATGCCTGCTACCTGCGGGCTGGCCATGGAGGTGCCACCAATATTGATCTGTTTATAGTTGCTGTTCCAGTAGTATGTCTGTCCTCCACCTATGTCATCCACGTTACTGCAGGCGCTCATGACATTGCTGCCAGCAGCAAAAATGTCCACACCTGGACCTGCCATGGAATAAGTGGCTTTTTGATCTGTAGTAGAAGAATACACTGTAGAGTCCATGGCTCCCACTATCAAGGCATTGCCGGAATAGGGACTGGCACCGCGTTGATAGTAAAATAGATTGCCAATACCCGATACAGATTGTACTGTTGTCAAGTAATTGTTGTAGTCCAGACCACCGGGTACATCGATCTTTAGGTTTTCATTGCCAGCAGCGATACAGACATTGATGCCAGCATCTACCAGTGTTTCAACTCCGTCATCTACACTGGTCAATCGTACAGGACAAGTAGTGCCACTGTACCAAGTTAGGCCATAGGTATTGTTGCTCCATACATTGGCTGTGCTCCAGTTGTTGCCACGGTAATTGCCGCCCTGTAAATAAAAGTTATTGACTATACCGGCGCCGTAGGAAAAACTCATGTTGACCACTGTGGGTCGTCCGGTATAGTAACCGCTGGCTGGATTCATCTTGCGTTCATGCCATCCTACCAGCACGTCAAATGTCTGATCCATGGTCAAGCCCGAGCCAGGATCTGTGGCACCTTGTAGCCCTTCCAATTTGATAGCATACACAGCAGCATTTTTAGCCCAACCATAGGTCTGTCCCGCTGCTATGCCAGCCACGTGTGTGCCGTGACCACTGTAGTCTGTGTAAAAGTTTCCGGGCATGGTTCCTGTAACACCCGATGCCGTAAACCAATCAATCTGTTGTACTCGCGATGTCAAATTACCAACATAACGGAATTCCGGATGATTGGCCTGTATACCGCTGTCTACTATGACCATGTCTACTCCTGTGCCATCCACAAAGTAGCCATATCCAATGTTAGATATTAGACTGTTACCATAAGAATTGGTCAAAGAACTGTTGCGAACCAATCCCCAATTGACATAGTCGCTGATGCTGAGACTGGTTTTGTTAAAATTGTCTCTGAACTGCACTGTGCGGTTACGACTTAGAATGATGTCAGGATTATGTTCCGGGGGAATTTCTACTCCTGCTACTCTGGGATCCTGGCGCAGTGTGTCGGCTTCTTGATCAGTCAAGAGATAGTGACACAGTCTAGGCATGGGATCACGGTTGTTGACTATGGCCACAGGTCTAACCGGTACCGTGGGTGCAAGGTTGCCGCTGTTTTCTATTTCTGCCCAGAAAGCATCAAGGTCGGCATCTTTGTTAAGAGTGACTATGTATTCTTTCATCAGTATGTCTGATACCAGATATCGCCCACATTACCTTGGCCGGATGTGGGAGCCGACGTAGATACAAACACATATCTTGCTGCATTACTAGTGACAGTGGGGCTGCCATTTACAGTCAGTCCAGAATTGGATACGCTCACTGGTACATTATTAAAGTAAATTGTATTGCTGGCCACATACAAACTGTTCCATTGATAGTTGGCGCTGCCAAGATTGTATATGTTACTGGTAGATGGTATGATGTTGCCTGCCCAGCCCTGTTCGCCATAGGATACTAAGTTTGCATTTCCATAAGTTGTACCTGTGCTGGAAAAGGCCTGATAAGCTTCCATCTCGGCCCAGATATTGCTGGTTCCATCATTGAAATAAACAAATTGTTTGGCAGTATTGGCCGTGATCCACATATCGCCCACAACTGCATTAGCAGGTGCTGTGTTGCTGTAGGTAAGATTAGCACCACCCACAGTGCTGGAATTATTGACTGAAAATGCCTTGCTGGCTTCCATCTCGGCCCACTGGCCACCGTTGGCATCTACAAAATAAATGGTCTGTATACCTGTGTCACTGTCAATCCAGATGTCGCCCTGTGCTGGTGAACTGGGCGCTACGTTGCCAAAATAAGTGTTGCTGACTCCTTCTGCAAAGGTAGCATTACCTAAAAAGTAACCTGCTGTGATGTTGCCCTGAGTAGTGATATTGGCTACGCCGACCGTGATGGTCACATTGGCATTGCTGGCTAGATAGTTAGCTACATTGGCATTGCCATAGTCAGAGCCTACCGATATACCAGTTAATAAAGCACCGTTACCAATAAAGAAATTGGCGCTGACAGCATTACCAGCGGTAATATCAGCGTTGGCTAGTATGACATCAGTGGGACTAAACAGATTGCCAACACTTAGTCCTTGGGGAGTAAACAAAGATTTTTGGGCCATATGATTTTACACGTTTAAGTTATTTATTGGTTTTTAGATCAACATCCTAGTCAAAAAAAACCACCGTTGGACGGTGGTTTTTCGGCGTTAGACTGCGATTACACAGTCACTACCTTGGCATTCCAAGTGATCAAGTTGGCGGTCACGGGAGTTACCTGCAGTGTCAGCGTAGTTCCGTCATAGGCCACAGTTGGTGTTCCGCAACCGTTGCCAGCGATCACTTCAGCATAGCGTGTAAAGTCCATGTTAGCACCGCCCCAAGTGATTATGATCTTGCCTGCTTGTGTGTTGGTAAGATCGCGACCACGAAGAGTGATTTCTACGGCGGAAGTATCTGCGGGCAAACTGGCCACAGTGATAGACGCAATATTAGACAGCGAAGTTGTAGTGGTTTGCTGAGTATAGGCCTCTACAGTAACAGCATTAAATTCTATGCCATTCAAAATCAGCGCATTATTTGCAGTAAAGTTGTTGGCTATGGCATCGCCATAGGTGCGTACAGTACCACCTGTGGTGATGTTGCTGTTGCTATTGCCCAGTGTGATAAAGTTATTGGGCGCACTGGCTAGATAAGCAGCTACGTTGGCATTGCTGTAGGAAGCAGATAATCCAGTTAGCAGCGCTCCGTTACCAATAAAGTAATTTGCCACAACATTGGCCGTGGTCACTATATTGCCTGTACCTGTGACATTGCCTAGATTGTCAAATGTCCAGTTGTAGGAGCCGGCTGCAATTGTAACATTGTCGCCTGAACCTAGATAATTACCAGCTGAAATATTACCAGTGGTAGTGATATTACCTGTGGTGGTAATGGTTACTGCAGCATTGCTGGCCAAGTAGTTGGCCACATCTGCGTTGCTGTAACCTGCAGGCAAACCAGTGATAAATGCACCATTGCCCAGCAGGTAAGAACCCTGCACATTACCTGTAGCAGTGACATTACCGTTGATTACAGCAGAACTGATATTGCTGATAGCTTTGTTAGAAAAATTAGTTACGCCTGTGCCATTGGGAGCGATTATGATATTGGCATTTGCACCTAGCACTCCAATGGTTAGATCGCTGCCAGTTCTAGCACTGTATCCATCAGCTAAAACAGTAGCGCCAACGGTCAAGGCATTTAACACACCTACTGATGTGACGTTGGGCTGTGCTGCTGTTGTCAATGTACCTGTGACCAATGTACCTGACAAGTTACCACCTGTAATGTTGCCGGTGGTGATAATGTTACTGGTCAGAGATCCACTGGCCAAGTAGTTGGCTACATCTGAATTACCATAGGATCCAACTATATTGGCAGCATTGATGTTGGTTAGGAAATAACCGTTACCCAGTATATAATTGCCGGACACATTGCCCGACAGCGATGATATGTTACCTGTGACATCCAACGATGTCAGAGTACCAACACTGGTTATGTTAGGCTGTGCTGCTGTGGTCAGTGCGCCAGTTAGCAATGAACCTGTGACTGTGCCTGTTACGTTCAGACTGCTACCTGTGGCGTTTCCAATGTTGGGCGTGGTTAGATTAGCACCAGCCTTGACTATGATGTTGCCACCACCATCAAAGGCTGTGGTATTGTTGTCGGTCTTTGCGTTGAACTGCTGACCAACCAGAGTCAAACCAGCGGAAGTATTGGCTGAATATACCTGTGTCTGGCTAAACTGAGCAAACTGTATATTGCTGGTGCCAAAAGTAATGGCGCCATTGGGGGCATCTACGATCCAGGCTGAACCAAGATTGACATTACCGCCGGTTACAAAGAAGTAGTCATTGAGACCCAGTGCTGTGGGACTGCCTGCACCGTAGGTATCTTCGTCATCTGCTCGTGTAATGGCAGTGGCATTGGACCAAACATATATACCGTTGAATGCGCCATTGGATTCATTCTTGACCAAAATACGAGCATTGGCTGACTGTACGTTGGCTGTGTCGATAAGGTTAAACGAACCCGTGGTAGTAAGTGTGGCACCCACACCATTACCAACTCCATTGGGTTGATCATAGGTAATGGTACCACCCGTGGCGGTAGCCAGGTCGATATTGGTGGCTGCCACCACTGATGTGTGATATGATATAGCAGTAGTGACTAAATTATCTACGTAAATCTTACTGGCAGCGTCTTGATCTTGTACTGGATATGCAACGGAATTGATGAATGTGTTACTGAGTACAACGTTACCCGAGCCGTTGGGCTGAATAACGATGTTGCCGTTGCTGCCACTGTTGATAGTCAACGCACCCGATGATGCTAACTTGGTGGCGTTGACGTTGGTACCATCTATGTTGGCAGAGCTGACAAGATTTCCACCACTGATATTGCCCGAAGTAGTTACTGTTCCTGTGCCAAAGTTGGCATTGATGGTGGCACCAGACTCTAAGTATGATTTGACTTCGGCATTGCCGTACATGCCATCTAGGAATCTACCATTGCCTAGAATGTAAGAGCCTGAAATATTAGCAGTGGTAATGACATTACCAGTCAATGATACCAAATTGCCGGTATATGTAGGCAGATAATTGGCCACATCTGCGTTTGAGTAACCTGCTGGCAGGCCAGTTAAGAATGCACCATTGCCCAGTATGTAATTACCAGCAATGTTGGCAGCACTAGTGATGTTGCCAGTTGTGAGTATAGTCACATTGGCATTGCTGGCCAAGTAATTGGCTACATTGCCGTTGCCATATGTGGCTGCTAGTCCTGTTAGGAATGATCCGTTACCGTAGATATAACCTGTGCCCGAATCAACGATTAAGTTTCCAGCAATGACATTGATGTTGCCTGTGCTACCGGAGTTGCTGATCAGGTTGCCTGTGGTAACATTACCTGTGCTACTGATTACGTTTATCGCGCCTGTGGTGATTTCACCTACGCTAAAACCGCCCGGTGAATTTAATGGTTTCAATGCCATTTTAAGTTGCCCCTGATATTATAATAATCTTGTTACCAACACGCTGTATGCTATGTTGGCATTGGTTTGTGGGGTGACCAGCAATCTCACGTTGCCACTGGATTGATCCACTGAAAAATCCCCTACTGGAGTATTTATGTAAACGCCTCCATATTCCACGAAGTCGGTGCTGTTTCCGTAGGTTGTGCTCAGGATCTTTGAACTCTGTCTGCTGCCACCCATGAGTGTGGGATCTGTTGCTATGATATTGAAATCTAACTGTGCGCTGATGTCAGCGTTGGCTTGATACAACACTTGATCTGCGGCATTGCTGGTGGTATAAGCATTGAAGTAAGTGGTAGTAGCGCCTCCTATCTGCAGACAGCAGGTAAAGTTACCTGTGTTGGCAGTCAATATGTTGCCGATGGTGGCATTGTTAGCATTGATATTACCTGTGGCCGAGATGTTGCCTTCTGCTGTGACATTACCAGCGGTATATACGCCAGGATATAGGCTCCAGTAGTTGGGAGTGCTGAGGTAGATTATGTTAGCGATGTTGCTGGCGCCTACTATGATACCAGCACCATTGGCCTGACTGGCGTTTAATGCTCCGTTGGCCACTGTTATGTCTTTGTCGCTGATGATCAAACTATTGGCTTCGATTGTGGTGGTATTGCCCAGGACCTGTAGATTGCCTTGGATTATGACATTGTTGCTGACTGTGAGATTACCTGCCAAGATGTTGCCGTTGTATGTGGGCAGATAATTGGCCACGTTGGCGTTGCTGTATGCTCCAATGAGATTGGCAGCATTTAATCCTGTGAGATAATATCCGTTGCCATAGAAGAACTGTGCTTCGATATTGGTCACAGCAGCGATATTTTCTGCCCGTAGGTTGCCCAAGAAATTGGCATATCCTCCGACAGTTAAATTACCAAGGCTTATTAGTGTATTGGCTTCAACATAAGAGTCAGTGACAATACTTCCCGTGGCATCAATGGCATCCACAAACATAACGCCTGCTGACACATCAGCGGGTGACCCAGTTACAGCGTCACGGAAGGCCACACCACTTTGTCCCACACCCGACGCCGGCTGTATCTGTGTGGCATTACCCAGCGCGCCAGCCGGAGTTATGACATTGCCCACATACAAATCTCTAAACTGGTATGACGAGTTACCAAGGTCTACTGTGTTATTTGACAGTCCAGTGCTGGCATTCCAGGGCAATACATTGCTCAGGAACACATAACCCGAACCGTTGCCCGACAGGCCCACATTGCCGTTCACAATGTTGGTGCTGATATTGGCTGCTGTGATAGTGATGTTGCCTAGATTGGCACTGGCGATACCAGTTAATAATGCGCCATTACCTATAAAATAGTTGGCGCTGACAACATTGCCTGCATCTATGTTACCTGGAGCAAATAAGTTTCCTGCGTTGTCAAATACCCATTCGTAATCTGCTGGGCCCGAACTGATGATGACATTACCAAGACCATGATTAGTCAGTTCTGCTGCCACTGAGTTGGCATTGCCGTCATCGGGTAGTATGATATAACTGTAGAGATTTCCACCAATGGTCAAAGATCTATCGTTGACGATGATAGCGGCTGCTGCAGGGCTGGTACTGCGGAATTCTATGTTAGATATCAATCCCTGATAGTTGGGCAGATAAGCAGCCACGTTGGCATTGCTGTAGTTACCAGTGCCTGAGATGCCGGACAGGAATGCACCGTTGCCTAAAATATAAGCACCCTGCACATTGGCAGTGGTTGTGACGTTGCCAGTTAGACTGGCCAAATTACCAGTGTAAGTTGGTAGATATGCTGCAACATTAGAGTTGCTATAGTTACCCAATGGCAAGTTAGCGATCTGACTGCCGTCACCTATAAAGTAAGTCGCTGTGATGTTACCTTGTGTGGTTATGGCTATATTGGCGTTGCTGGCTAGATAAGCAGCAACATTGGCATTGCTGTAGGTAGCAGCTAATCCAGTTAAAAATGCACCATTACCTAAAACATATGAACCCTGCACGTTGCCTGTGGCAGTGACATTACCTTCTACGTTCAATACGTTGGCAATATTCGCACCAACATTCAGTGTCATGACATTGCTGGTAGAGTTATAAACAAACTGGATATTGCCGTTGGCTAGATTACCTATCTGTAGACCAGCACCATTGAGGTCTGACAGTTGTGTAGCTGCATTGCCCACTATAATGAGATAATCGTCTATGACCAAATCATCCACATTGATATAAGTTGTATTGCCCTGTACTCGCAAATTACCTTGGATCACAGCATCTCTGGTGACCGTAACATTACTGAACAGTGCATTACCGTTATAGATTTCTAGATATTCAGCTACGCTGGTATCATTGTACTCTGGAGCAAAAGTAATTTCTTTGGTGTCAACATTATAAAATAAAACATTGCCGATACCTGTGTCATTGCGTATGGGATCTATGTACAGTGCGTTGGCATTAGAACCCGACAGTGTCGTGCCTGTGGCATTGAGTATGATGCTGTTGTTGGGTTGATTTACTTGTCCGGCCCTGCGACCAATGGCTATGGCTGCATATCCCTGGCTGCTGAGTCCAGCCTGTGAACCAATGGCCACAGCATAGGTGTTTTGATCTCCGGCGCCTGCTTGTTCACCAATGGCCACCGCACCATTTTTCTGCCTTAGAGATGCTGCTCCTGAGCCAATGGCTATGGCGCCGAACTGCTGATCTGTCTGTCCAGCCGAGTCACCAATGGCCACTGCCTCTGATCCCTGACCATAACGACCAGCTTCTGAACCAATGGCCACTGCGTCTATGCTTTGTCCTGCATTGGCATTGCCAACGATACCCGTGGCTGCTAGATAGCCTATGGCCACTGATCGATTGCCTTGATTGCTGTTGCCTGCATTGGTGCCAATGGTCACATTATTGATGCTGACAAGATAGTTGGCTACATTGGCATTTGAGTAACTGGATGTGGCCACACCTGTCAGCAGTGCGCCATTGCCTATAAAGTAATTGCCAGTGACGTTGCCTTGCGTGGTTATCTGTAGATTGGCATTGCTGGCCAAGTAGTTGGCCACATCGGCATTGCCGTATGTACCGGCAATGCCGGTCAAGAATGCGCCATTGCCCAGGATGAAAGCACCCTGCACGTTAGCAGATGTCACAACATTGCCAGCCAAAGATGCTAGATTACCTGTGTATGTTGGAAGATAAGCGGCTACATTGCTGTTGCTGTATCCGCCTGTGGCTCCACTGATATTGCCCAATACATATGCGCCTTGTACATTGGCAGCAGTGGTGATATTGGCCGTGGTCAGTATAGTGATAGCGGCATTAGAAGCCAGATATGCTGCGGCATTGCTGTTGCTGTAGTTTGTAAAATCCAAGCCAGTGAGTTGGCTACCATTGCCCAAGAAATAACCAGCACTGATGTTGCTTGAGCCTGTGTACCAAGTGTTGGCATTGGAATTCCAAAGGAAACTGGCATAGTTGGCATTGCCAACTTGTATGCCTGCTCCTGATGCTTCAGATGCAGTATTGGCATTGCCAGCTACGATTATAACAGTGTTGGCAATGTTAATTTCTTCCTGGCGATAGATATTGCCAACTACGATTAAATTGCCCTGTACGGTAGCGTTACCGCCAATAATAGCATTGCCCGAAGTGGTTACAGTATTGGCTGAAACATTTTTCCAAATACTTTCGCCGTTGGCATAGAGATAAGTGTTGGCGTAGAGATTACTGAATATAGTGCTAAAACTCATTACATTACGCCCCAGATGTTGGTTGTCAAATACATGATAACGATGTTGTTGTAAGGTGCTGCTACTGCGGCGTTGGCGTTGCCATCAATGACATCGCCACCTTGTGTGGCAATAGTTATAGGATGCAGGAATGCATTGCCTCCTATGTCTTTGAAATTGAATGTCTTGCCAATGAGATTGGCATTGCCTGCAGGCAAGGTAACAGTGATATTGGCTGCGGGGCTGTTGAGTATGTAAACTCCAGCTTCAGTTACACTGGTATTGCTGACAATAGAAATAACATTGGCCACTCCTGCCACGGTAGACCATGACAAGTTGCCTGCGCCGTCGGTTATCAGGGCCTGACCATATGTGCCATTCAGTATGCTGACATTGGATACATTGCCTAAACTGGTTCTGCCGTAGACTCGGGCATTGCCCGATACAAACAAATCAGATCCAGCTAGATAAGTGGTTCTATCTCCTACTTCAAGATCGCCAAGGCTGGCTGTGACAGCAATCAGATTGCCATCAACTTCTAATTTTCCTACATTGCCTGTGGATTGATTACCAACAATCAAGTTTCCAATCAAACTTTGCAATGCACTGTCGGCCTGTCCAATGTTGATGGCATTGCCGTTGCCCAGTATAAAGCCTAGCGTGCCAATATCTGCGCGTGATACATTGATGTTGCCCAGCAAGGTTAAATTACTGGAAACTTTGTCAAATGTAAAGGTTCCAACAGCACCAAAACTTCCGCCATCGTTGAACTGTATTTCAGTGTTGGCACCACCAGGCACAGTGTTGGCAGCAGAGATACCGGTTAAGAATGCGCCGTTGCCTATAAAAAACTGATCTGTAATGATATTGCCGCCAGTGACTTCCAATGGCTGAGTGACAAGCACAGGACTGGTAATGTTTACTAAATTGCTCTGGCCAATTATTTCATTGACTCTGACTGCATCTGCGCTGACTTCAGGAGTCTGTATACGATTGTTTGTGGAAATAAATCCATTGGCCAATATGCTGACACTGGTGCTGACAGTGAGTGAACCGTCAATGCTGGCATTGCCTGCGGAATTGACTTGTCCAATCAATCCTGTGTAAGTGGGCAGGTAAGCAGCCACATTGGCATTGCTGTAAACAGAATCCAATCCAGTTAGGAATGCTCCATTACCAAGAAAATATCCTGCTGTGATATTGCCTGTGGTATTCACAGTGTTGCTGCCAAATGCAGCCAGGAAGGCTGCCACATTGGCATTGCCATATAGCGATGAAGTGGCTTGCCAGTCAGTTGAACCGTCGGTGAATCCAACCAACACGTAGCCATTGCCTGTGGTTCTCACAGTGGGCAGGCTGTATTGACTGTTGATGTTTGCAGATGAAGCTCGCAGTGTCACAATGTTGGCACTGGTGGCTGCCAGACTTGTGACCGTGCCTGTGGTGATGCCAGCGGCAGCAATGGTGGCCAGTCCAGTGACGCTGAGGTTGGGCGTGGTCAGTAGATTGGCACCTGCTGCGAAATTGTATGTGAAGTTGGTGTTGCCGTTGAATCTGCCTATGCCTGTGCTGTAGTCAGCAAACTGCACTGTGAGGTTGGCAGTCTGCGGCGACGATCCTGGTACTGAAAAGAAACCCAGTTGATTGGTACCAGTGACACCCAACACCTGTCCTGGCACGGTAGCGCCAGCATTGGCATACTGTACTGTGCCGACAGTTAAAGAATTCAATGCCAGCGTGCCGGCCACTGACACATTGTTGAAACTGGCTTGGTTGTTTACAGTGAGATTGGCACTGGTCACATTGCCTGTGAATGTGGCAGCATTGCCACGCACCAGGATATTGCTGGTTAGGTTGTTGACCGAAAGATTGCTGAAGTTGCTGATGTTCAACACCGACAGGTTGCCAGTGACCACATTGCCGTAGATGCCGCCAGCGATGGCAGTGATGTTTCTGCCCGTGATTTCGCCTGACACTGTGAGCGGCGCAAGGTTGCTGATTTCTATGCCGCGATTGGCCAGGATCTGTGGAACAAACAGTTGACCCGTTGCACTGGTGAACAGCAGGTTGTCGTTGGCAGCAAATACCGGTCCTGTTACAGAATCCAAGGCAAACTGTATTTGTCCATTGGTGCCTGCAGGTCCGCCACCACCGCCTGAACCTGATGCCACGGTCCAGATAGCGATGCTGCCTGTGCTGTAGTTCTGTGTACACACATACACATTGCTTTGGTAAACCTGTACATCACCTTGTTTGTCGCCGGGACGACCTTGGGGATAGTTTGCGGGAACACCGTAGTTCAAACCGGCCACATCTCGGGTCAAATCCTGTACTATAAATGTGTTGCCGTCGGCTGAACTAAAACTCAGCACAGTCCTGGTAGTGGTTATGGAGTCAGGACTGTAAAAATACAAACTGTTGTTGCTGGCGTTGGTTATCTTTTCTAGGCCAAGATAATTCTTGCCTCCGGGCAAGGCCACTGTGTTGTTGCCTTGATTGTTGACCTGCAGTAGCACTGTGCTGTAGCCATTGTATCTACTGAAGTTGTTGAAGTTGATGGCATAGGTACCACTTTGGCTGATGGTTACTGATTGGTATCCACCGCTGAGCACATCCAGGCTGTTGAGCTGGCTGGCGCTCCAGTTGATGGCCGAAACTGGCAGCAATAAATCACGCATTTTTGCGCTGAGTATTTCAGCGCCTTGCATATTGTTATCCAGTGTGGTGCCACTGAGTGCTGCTTTTAATACAGCCTTGCCCTGCAGTTCTGTGATTTCTGATGCGGCCGCAGAAAAGTTCTCTTCTATACCGGTAAAGTTAGTACGGAATCCCTGGGACGGTTGATCCTTGCCTGCTATAGGATAATCGCCGTCGATAATGGTTGGATCTATGTTGCTGGCCATATTTTAATTGATTATATTCACCCGTGGGAACAACAAGTATTTATTGTAACGGTTATCATCCACGTACTCGTTCACGATGTAGATATTGCTGCTGCTGTTGCCAAAGCCAGCCTGCGCTAGATTGGCCACTACAATGGTATTTTCAGTGATACCATAGCCGATCACAGGCGTGCCGTTGGCGCTGACATACACGTTGGCGTTGCTGAAATAACTGTTGGCATAGATAATATTGGCTGGCACCACATTGCCCTGATTGACAAAATAAGCAGTTTCACCAGTGGCACTGCCCACATACAGCACCGTGGTCTGAGCGTTGCTGGCATTGATAGTGGTTCTATTGTTGCTGGCGCTGATGACATCGCCCACACGCAGACTGGTGATATAGCCCGAGGCCGTGGTCTGCACTGTTATGGTATTGGCAGATATATCAACGTTTACTATCTCTAGGCCCGAATCCTGAGGCACAGACCAACTGCCCAGGCTCACAGTGTTGGCTATGGCCTGACCAGCATCAACGTTGGCAGTGGTGCTGATGTTGTAATTCCAAGTTAGTGCATTGTCCAATTCATAGCGATCTAGTTCAAAATTGATCAAATCTAGATATTCGCCCCAGCGTTGATTCAATCTATAGGCAATTTCTCCCGAAGCATTGGGCTGTGTATAGCACACCACCCAGGCCGGTACGAATCCCAGGATTTTTCCATTGCTTTGACGACTGCGCATCCACAAGGGCAGTCGCTTGTTCACACGACCTAGATCTGTATAGATCCGGTCTCTCATGTTGTCTAGACTGTTGGGATACACCACAGAGATGCCGCCACGATTGGGAGGAAAACCCACTTCCATGCCCACGCTCTCTCCTTCATTGTTCACCAGGTTGTCAATGAATTCGCAGTAGACCACTTCATAACGTATGCTTTCATCTGCGTTGCGTGCCACAGCAGTTTTGAATGGCCCCACTGTCAAATATCTGTGATAATGATTTTCCTGCATGGAATTAAAATAAATCTGCGCATTGGCTGAATTTACGCCCGTGGCGTGCAAATATCTCAAGGCATCACTGATGCCAAAATAAGGATCTTCAAATCTATAGATCAATGCACTGGGCATGCTGTCGCCGTCGCTGAGTATGCCACTGATTATGCCCTGTGTTTCTGCCGGTGGATAGGCCTGTATATAAAGATCATTGTAAGGCAAGGTGTAAGGATGTGTTACCACAATTTCAAAATCTCTGGTGAGCACTATTTGATAAATTCCGCCCTGTGGATTCACAATTTCACCGCCCGTGGCACTCACTGTGAAATTGAATGTCTTGCTGGTCTCTCCCACAGCAAACATATTGAATGACGGTCGCCCAATTATCAGGCCAGTTTCACTCAATCGCAGTCCTGGTGGTAACTGTCCACCTTCTATGGTGTACACAAAGGTCTGTACTATGTTGCTGGTGGCCTGCATCTGCAGTTCGCTGGGCTGTCCTGCTTGCACAGTGCCCACTCTTTCGGGCGTGATCCAAACATTGACGCTGGGATTCCTACCGTAAACAAAAACATTGTAGGTGTTCACATAACTGATGTACTCGCCCAGGGTACTGGGAATGTATGCCTGTATGCTGAATGTGTAAGTGGCATCAAATTCACTGGAGATATATCCATAGATAAATCCCGTGTAAGAATTCAATGTCAGGCCCGGAGGCAATGATCCCGAATACACTCGATAATAAACTTCTCTGCCATTGGGGTCGTAGGCATCAAATTTAAATGCATAGTAATTGCCATTCACTGTGCGAGTTAATGCGCCCGAAGGATCTAATAGAATAGGCTCATATTTGTTGGCCATGTCTGCGGAATAGTATCCGCGCTGTGCATAACCCAGCCCACCGGGAAATGGATTGGTGAATATCAGTGGATGATCTTGATCTATCAGCGTGGCTCTGAACAGTTGTGCTGATAAATTGGGACCAGTGTAGTTGTTCAGTTGATAACTGTTGGCCGTGACTGCGTCAGCACCGATGCGCACATTGCTGTAGCTGGCAATGGCGTTGACTGCGTTGATATTGGCCGTGGTCAGCAAACTGCCGGCAGTGAGATTGGCATTGGCATAGAGCACACTGCTGGATATGTAACCCGATATGTCTACTTCACTGAGATAATCGTTGTCTGTTGATCCAAAACTGGTTTCCAAAAACAAAGCATTGCCTGCCACACCCGACAGTGTGCTTTGCAAAGCAGCCGCGCTGAGATTTATTTGTGTGTAATCTGTGCCATTTATTTCTATGCCCGAGGTAATATTGCTGATCACTGTGTTGCTGGGCAGATAACCCGTGCTGACTATGCCGTCGCCTGTGATTAAATTCACATTGCTGTAGTCTGCATCAGTGACGAATATGGCTGAATTACCAAAAATAAATGCACGATTGCCAGTGTTGACTGGCTGTATTTCCAAGGTATAATTGTCAGTGTCTGCGGACCAATAGTCTCTGGCATACACGCCAATGGTAAACATCTGATATGCTGTAAACGTGCCATCAGATATTTCTATATTGGCATCATATTGAACGAATCTTGGCCATTGGTAAGGTGGCTTGACATCAATGGGATTGGCATAGTCGTCGAATTGTGTCAACACTGGTTGACCACGGATGTACCAATTGCCCGAATCCTGCACGATGTCTACACCGTAGGGCAAGGCATTGCTGGTATAGCTCAGTCCTACCACAACATTGCTGGTAGCGTCTTGATCCACATAAGTGAGCTGATAGCCATCGTAGGTGTTGGCTATGAATTGTCCGGCCAGATAATTGCCAACATTGGCATTGGCAGTGAAATAAGGAGCATCACGTCCCTCCACACGTATGGCATAGGCAGCATCAGCAAACTGATTGCCTATGTTGGCACGCAGGGTAAAATTGCTCACAGTGGTTTCGTCCACCAGGTCAAGATTGCCCGATATTCTACAAAATACATTGCTGAAACCAGACACACTGTAATTGTTGCTGAAAGTCAATCCCGCAGGCAGTTCTCCACTGTGGAATCTATAACTGCTGGCCGTGACACTGTCATTGCCCAGGGCTTCGAACACAAAATTCACAGGTTCAGATTCGGCGTAGTCTCCGATTAAACCAGTGCGGTTGAGCCAAACAGGGTATACTGGCATATTAGATCAACGGGTTTGCCAAGAGATTTGGACTGGATGGCCCTGGGCCATTGGGGAATTTTTCTGCATCATTGCTCCTGATTAGCAATATTTAGCAATAAATCCGGCAGCCGAGCAGGGTGAGTTTATGGAGCAGTAAATGGTATGACGTTGCCCAGGGTTCTCAAATTACCACCACTGTCTAAAGATGCCACAGCAGTGTTGCCATAATAGAAATATAATCTGCCCAGGTCTTCTCTCAAGGAGAAATTGGTAGTGGTTAAATTAGCAGCATTGCCCACTGCCAGGGAATTGGCAGTTCCTGTCAACCCTGTGCCTAGACCAACAAAAGTGTTGGCAGAAACATTGCCTGTGACACTCAATGAAGCCAAGGTGCCCACTGATGTGACGTTGGGCTGTGCTGCTGTGACCAGTGTGCCCGTGATGCCAGTGTTGGCTATGATGTTGGCAGCTTGTATATTACCTGTGACACTCAATGAAGTCAGTGTGCCCAGACTCGTGATATTGGGCTGTGCTGCTGTGACCAGTGTGCCCGTGATGCCAGTATTGGCTATGATGTTGGCACCGGTGATGTTGCCTGGTGATGACACGCTGATATTGGCAATCACAGTGTTGGCTATCAATGCGTCGCTAGAGAATGAAGCAGCCGACAATCCGCCGGACATGGTCACGCTGTTGCCAGGATTGACCACCATGACATTGCTGCCATTGACCTGTATGGCCACTGGGAAATTGTTCAGTGTGCCAAAGGCAGCGTAGGCAGGATAAGCAGTGACCTGTGCTTGTGTGCCATTGGCGCTTTCGACTTTGATATCAGCCAGGGTACCAGCCGCATTGCTGCCCACGTGCAGTGTGGCCTGGGGATTGACCTGATTGATGCCCACGCTGGCTGCGTTGTATTTCAGCGTGATATGCTTGATGTTAGCGCCTGATTCATTTTGATAAATCCAAAAATCACCATTTTCTGTCTGCTGGCGATAGCTCATGGCCCAGACATTGGCATTGGTATATGCGCAATATTGCAAATTAACTGTGTCTAGATAACTGTTGCCCAACAAGGTCAAGGCCTGATTGTTGCCTGCTGACACCGAAGGTCCTGTACCACCAGTGCGGAAACGAGCTGCACCTGCCACATCCAGGCCCACTGTGGGTGTGTCTAGATTCAGTGCAACATTGCCCTGCGAATCTATCACCAGTAGGGAGGCGCCCTGGGCAGATGCCTGGGTATTGGCTATAAAGAAACTGTTGTTTGAGTTGTTTACACCCAGGGTAAAGGCACCAGCATAGATACCAGTGCGTGACACAGTTAGGCCGCTTTGTATGCGGTTGCCGTCGGTGTTGCCTGTCACAGTCAATGGACTGATGGGCGCGGATGTGTTGATGCCCACAAAGCCAGCAGTGGCTGCCACTGAATTGCCCAACACAGTGATCCTGGTGGTGCCGTCGGTGCCCAGTCGCAAACTGTCAATGGCACCATTGGCCTCCAAAGACAGTGCATAGTCTGATCCCACATAGCGCAGGCCTGCGTGTGCAGCTGTGCCGGGGCCAAAGCCAATGAAATTATTTGTGGCAGTGCTGTAGGGCATCTGCAGATTGCCGGTGTTGCTGAGTTCTAGTCTGATGTTGCTGCTGGCACCGTTGCCATTGCCCGACCAACCAAAGTTTAAAGTGCCATTGCCGTCTCTTGAGAACAGATCCCAGGCACTATTGGCACCGCCTGCCTGATTGACTATCTGTAGACCCACATTGCCTGGGGTAGTGCTGGTATTGCGTATGCGCAACAGTCGTCCTGCCACAGCAGAACCATCACTGGCATTGGTCACCATGTCAGTGGTATTGGCTGTGAGGCTGGTGATGTTGCTGTTGAAACTGGTGAATATATTGGCCTGCAGGTTGGAAAATACCGCAGCTCCTACCACACTTTGGAACAGCAGTTCTGTGTCTGCACCAAAGGTCACACGTCCTGGTGCTAGATCAGAGTTGGCAGGTGTGTTGTTGGCGCTGATGTACACGCCCTGTGTCCAAATACCAGGATAGATACTGAGCACAGTCTGTTGAACATTGCTGCCGCCGATGTCACGGAATCTGATGTTGGGAGTGTTGGCCGTGCCAATGATACTGCTGTTGCCCCAAGTGATGCCGGCCTGCTCCAGCAGCGTGATGCTGCTGGCCATGTTGGCTATGGTCAATAGGTTAGCACCTATGTCTACCACTTCGGCATTGGCTGATGTTATGTTGCCAAACACTGTGAAATTGCCCAGCAGTACACCATCGCCGGAAAATTGGAAATTCCTACCTGTTAAATCACGTGTGGAGGTGTCGCCTGTGATGGTGACATTGTTGCCCACTGCTACATCTCGGGTGACTGATAAATTGCCCACGGCCAAACCAGCGTTGGCTTCGGTATACACAAATGTGCTTTGTGCTCCAAAACTTCCGGATTTATTGTACTGCACCATGCCTTCAGAGCCGCTGGCGCCATTGCTCCAGTACACATTGCCCTGGGTACCGCTGGCTCGTAAAAACTGTCCAGTTAATCCATTGCCTATCTGTACATTGCCTGAATTACCCAAGAGATCTGTGCCAGCGCTGCCGAGATAAACGTGTGCGTTGGTAACTTGAAAAACCAAATTATCACCAGCATCGGCTGAAATAATATTGTTGCTGAAATTTAGTGTGGTATTGGCAATGCCTGTGTTGCCCATGATGCCCCAATTGATATTGGTGGCGATAAAACTGTCGCGGAAACTGTCACCAGTGCCATCGTTGGGATTGGTGCCTACATTTATTTGATAAAATCCGTTGATAATATTTGCCATGGTCTAGTGCTCTAAAATGTATTTAGTCGGCTGTGTTTTGACTATTCCAAGTCAAAATTGCCCGAGCCTGCTGAATTATTAAAGAAATTAATGGTGCCATCGGCTATGGGCACCGCCGGCATAAAAGCAGTGCGATTGGCACCGTCCAATAAACTGCTGTAATTGGTGTAATTGGGCAGGGTGCTGTTGTTTTGGAAATTGCTGTTGGTCACAGATAATCTACCCGGTTGCGCGGCTGTGATCAATCTTGTTTTAACAGCCTGTTGTGTGAGATTTATATTTGATTCGGCAAGCATGGCACACATACCTGTGATCTGTGGACAGGCCTGGCTGGTGCCGGATATCTTGTTGAGATAATAGCTGTAGGCTGTGCCTATGCTGCGTGTGTCTAACACAGCAAAATTGCTGCCATAACTGACATTACGATAAGCACCCATGATATCACTGCCTGCGGCATAGATATCTACTCTAGGACCAGTATGGCTGTAGGAAGCCTTTTGTTCTCGTACTTGTCTGCTGGGATTGAAAAAACTGCTGTCTATGGCACCCACACAGATCACTGTGTTGCCTGTGACATCGTCGCCGGCAGCACCTGGTGAACTGCCTCTCATGTAATACTGTGGATTGGGCGAATTTATTGGAGGATTTCTATAGATCACACTGTTGTTGTAGTCTGCGCCACCTGTGACATCCTGCTTGTAACTGTAGTTGCCAGCAGCTCCAACTATGATCACTCCATCATCTATGGCATCTATCAAATCATCGTCCACTGATGTGACTCTTATGGGAAATACATTGTTGATCAAACCACGTGTGGCATCGCGAAATGGCGCGGTGGTACCATTGTAAGTGACATTGCCACGATATCTCAACTCAGTGACATATTGACTGCCAGCAGTTTGATTCAATACTGTCTGCAGACTGAGATTGGCTATGGTGGGTCTGCGTGGTGCAGATTTGGCATTATGGAACGCACGGATTAACTGTGCATATTTGGTCTGGCTGATGGCACCCAAGGTGCTGCCGGTGGTCATGTCAATGCCGGAAAAAATCCTGATACTGTATATTCGTGCGCCACGTGCCCAACCATTGCTGCGCCCGGCGGCGATACTGGCCACGTTGGTGCCGTGACCGCCACCGGATATGGTAGGATCTTGGGCCGTGGCATCTCCCAGATAGCCGCCTATGCTCACACTGGAGGCCACGTCGGTGACACCCAAACTGCTCCAGTCATAGGCCTGCACTCGAGTGCTGGCTCCAGTGGCAATGTCTGCGCCTGTGATGGCATACACGGTGTTGGTTATACCGGTGTTGTAGGCACTCCAAGTGATGCCATCTGTGGAATAAACACCTGCACCGTTTTGACCCATGGCTATGAATCTACCCTGGGTATAAGTCACAGCAAATAAATCTGCTGGAGTGGTACTGTTTCTCACAGTCCAGGTGATATTATCAGGGCTGGTCAGCACACAGCCGCCGCGTCCCACCGCAACATAGATGCTGCCCGTGGTGGCAGGTCCTTGTGTGACGTCATGCAATCCACAGCCGACGCCACTGGCAACTCTGGTCCAGGACACACCGTCGGTGCCGGACACTATGATGCTACCATTGTCCCCCACAGCAATATATCTGTCGCGGAAATATCTCACGCGATTTAAATTGTAATTCAATGGTGGTGTGAATGTGGTGGCGATGTTGGTCCAAGTGGAACCATCATAGCGTAATATCCTAGCAGTGGGTGCGATATAATTGAATTGGGCAGCATCAAATCTACGGAAAGCATAGTTGGTACTGCCCACAGCCACCACACTGGTGGCACTGGCTGCAGCGGATCTCAGCTGTCCCTGCGCATATTCATTGTTGGTGCCGTATGGGGTCACATCTGTCCAGACCTGTCCGGTTGTGCTGGTCAATATGCGTATGCCTGGACCCTGTGGGGTCTGCGAACTGCTGACGCTGGCGCCATAATAACCGCCCACAGCAAACAGTTGATTGCGAAACACAGTGACATCCATCACAGCATATGGCAGCGATGATTGTATCTGCTGAGTGTTGAGAAATATAGTGCCAGCATCGCCCACAGATATCACATTGTTGTTGTAGCGCATGATGCCGCGCAGGCTGGCACGGGTGTTGAGTGTGGTCTCACTCACTGTGTTTCCGGACTCCACACAGATGCTGCTGTTGACATCTTCAAGGAATTCTGGATGATAAGCGTCTATGCCTGTGTCTGCTAGTATGATGTCGGTGCCGGTGCCGTCCAGTTGATAACTGTAGTCCCCAGTGATTTCATAGATATTGGGCGCAGGTCCAGGCCAAGAATTGGTGCGATTGATGTGGCGATACAGTCCCCAGTTCGTGTCTGTACTGTTGACATTGCTGATCTGTCGATCAAATTTTCCTGATTGTGCGCGAGTGCTCATTCTGCAAATAATCGATATTCAAATCCAGGCCAATCTTCAGGATGAGGTTGTATGTTTTTTACTCTGGGATCTTGAGCCAGAGCCTTTATGTCCGTGTCGCCAACCAAGATATTACGTCGACTGCCTGGCTCGGTGTCAATGACATCCCGGAGTGTGCCTAATAAACTCTGCTTGTCCTCCACTGAGCGTGCGGTCACATAGTATCGCATCACACAGCAGTGCCATCAAAATAACGCCAGCTGGTGCCGTTATAGTATGCTGGTTGATTGGTAGTTGAAACATAGGCCACTGCGCCGGCAGTGGCCGTGGGCATGGAGGTATTGGCATAACTGGCCAAGCGCACAGGAGCATTGGCAGTGATTTGTCCCGAACTCAGTAGATTCAAATTGCCGCTGCCAGTGATATTGAGATTGGCTGAGCCA